CTTGGAGTGGAATGTTTCATAGAAATACCCTGTGTTGCGTCGCGGGTTAGAGAACGACAGATGGAAGCGGTGCGGCGTGTTCTCCGTGAAGAACCCGTCGCTGACCGACCAGATGGGGTCAGGTATACCGCTGGCTTCGTCGAAGATTAGCATCACACCGTCGAAGTTGTGAACCCCTGCGTATGCGTCGGGGTTCTCTTCCGACCACAGCCGCCCTTCAACGGACCAGTAGCGTGTGCCTTTCTTCAGGTCGCGCTCGACCAGTTCCGTCAGCCACTTGGCTGGCATGATGCGTGTGGCCGCGATCTCGTACCAGTGGCTGTTGAGCGACATCGCCAGCCACTTGGTAATCTCGGCCCATGTGACGCTGCGTAGCTGGGCTTCAGAGTTGGCTGATACAATTGTGGTAGATCCGATGCGGGTGGACAGCATCCAGATGACCAGCCAGCTTACGAGGGCCGACTTGCCGATCCCACGGCCTGACGCCACGGCCTCACGGAACGTGTCAAACTCAATCTTGCCGTTGTTCTGCCTGATGTGGTCGCGCAGGTCGATAAGGATGTCACGCTGCCACTTGCGCGGGCCTTTGAAGTTCTCCAGCGGTGTGCCGAGTTCAGCCCACGGAAACGTCAGCAGTACGAACGCCAGCGGGTCATCTTTAATCGCGGGCGACCATAGCCTCGACATCAACTCCATCTCGCCCGATGCGCTGTAAATCGGTGCCTGCATTTGTGCTGTTATCCTCTATGTGGGAGATGTCTGTGTACATCCCTTCGATGACGCGCTGCTGTGCTTTCTCCAGCGCGCCTGTGATGCTGATCTGCTGGTCGATGGATACGTCGATCTGTTGCTTGGCGACCCAGCCGTGCTGATGCTTCAGGATGTCGAGTGCGGCCTTAGCGTCGCCGTCGCGGGCGGCTTCGTGTAGCGTCTTAGCAGCAGTAAACTCGCCGTCAGCGCGCCCTTTCAGTTCAGCAAACTCTACCAGCGGATCAAACTCGGCTAGTTTGCGGTGCTGCGCCGGGGTCAGTCCTGCGGCCAGCGCCAAGCTGTCGCCTTTGAGACCCATCTTGGCGGCGTCGTAGATCGCCTCTAACCGCGCTTCGGTGGCTTCGATGCGCTGTGGCTCGAAGGGGAATGAATAGAAAGTCATAGCAACACTTTAGTTGACGCGGACTGATTTTGCAAATATCAAAAAAAAAATAAAAATTGTTTGCGGACCCACCGTCACCGATACATCAGCCGCTCGGCCCCCACCCCCCCCTCCGAAATTCCACCAGCAACCAGCCCGGCGCGGCGCCGCAGGATTGCGCGCGGCCATTTGCCTTGCCGGCTTGAGCGCGGCGAGGAATTACCATCTGGCAGGAGGATTGGTATAAGAAAGCGATAACATATTGGATTAGTTAAAGCAAGGCTTTGCTTTAACTAACCTTTGAGCATATGTCACGAGGGTAAATGCGCCGCGCCAGGGAGGAGCGGAAGCTGCAGTCTGCGTCTCGATTGGGGGCATGGGCAATATGGGCAATCATTTTTGCATACGTCGGCAACATACCATATATATATATATATCTATATCATTTCAGTATTATCATATATCATTACCCATAATGCCCTATTCCACTCAGAATTGGCGCTTTTCGGCGCCTCTCCATATGGGCAATTCCGTTTTTAAAATTACCCATATCAATTGCCCATATTGCCCATATTTTCACCCGCAATCCGCGCGTAATCCCGGCGCGTATGCAATCATGGGCAATCATGGGCAATTCTATGGTCAAACATGGGCAATTCTCAAACCTAGAATCGCCCATATATTTAACCCTCATTTTAGCTATAATCTACCCTCATTCTGGTGTCGATTGCTCTTGCTATCTACCCTCATGGCGTTATGGTGGTCGCACCAACACAACAAGGAGCAAGACAAATGATTTATCTCGTAAACACATATCGCATCGACAACGGCGCGCACGTTGCCCACCTCGACCGCACGTTTGACACTGTAGCCGAAGCGCGCGCCTATGCACTAGCCGCGAACTGCAAGGCCTACACACCATTCATCAGCATCGTCAGGGAGACCGCAGCATGATTTCTGCAATCGTATCAATCGGCCTAATCGCATTGGCCGCGCATATCATCATCATCACAATTAGAGAGGCACGTTAAAATGCAAAACTATCTTGTAGACGCAATCAATCGCCGTTGGGCTATTCGCCGGACATCCATCGACACGCCTAGCCGTGCCTACGCAGCGCGTCTCATCGACGACATTGATGATAGTGCCACGTTATTGGCTGGCGTAGTTGGCTTTTATGCGGAAAGCATCGACGACATCCGCCACATATTGAATGGAGGTCGCTAGCGCCCGATTGCAGCGCGACTAGACGGTCGCGCTGCTATCATGGCGCTAGTGCCACACATGAGGAGTAAATGACAATGACATCAATTCCCGCATTATGCGACCGCTGTAATAGTTGGATTATTGCAGACAATGACACCGCCGTGATCGAGACATGGGACCGCGAGTATGTGGAGCAAATTGCAAGCCACGATATGCCGGACGTAGTAATCTATACCGCGCTGCAATGGTTGCAGCGTATCAACGCACGGAGCAAATGATAATGGACCTGAACAAACTTATAGACGCCCTGTTGAAAGACATTGAGGCGGAGGCACGATCGGCGGAGGCACAAGCCAAAGCCAACGGCGAACGCATCACAAGCCAAGAGGCGCACAGGCGCGCCATCGACACAATGACAGAGGAGAATAGCAAATGACACATGACCGGACCTATTACCGCCAATGCAGCGAGCGCCAGCTCATCAACGCAGCGATGGGTAGCGACGATGAATTGGCTATTGTCTTAGGCGAAGCCTTAGAAAGCTGGCTCTATCTGCAAGCTGACATCATGAACCTGGAGGACACCATTGCGGATCTTCGGGACGAAGTTGCCCGCCTGCAGGGTGAACTGACCGCCCTAGGCGCGGAATGTTAATGGTTGCGGCCCTATTGCTGGCCGTGGCTACCCTGATAGCCCTATTGATAGAGGAATGAACCAATGACTGTATATCTTGCCCCAAAAAACATGAACGTCATAGATGTTTTACGCAAGGCCGCAGACGCCCTAGCAGAGCAGGAACGTCTACGTGTGGCCCAGCGCACCAATGACACGCGCCTGACGGCCCTGTGCCGCCTCTATGACGCCGTGGAGCGCACCACTGGCATCCAGCCCCACCACCTACGCACGGCTTGCGAGATGCGCGGTGTCAAGATTGGGGGTGACCCATGCGCGTCTTAATCGCTTGTGAATATAGCGCCACTGTGCGTGATGCGTTCCGGGCTAAGGGTCATGACGCATGGTCGTGCGACCTGTTGCCGACTGATGGCGACCCTCAGTGGCACCATCAAGGCGACATTGCCGACATACTCGACCAGGATTGGGATATGCTAATCGGCCACCCGCCATGCACCTATTTAACTAACAGTGGCGTTACATGGCTGCATAAGGACCCGGCACGTTGGGCTAAGTTGGATGATGGCGCGGCATTCTTCAAAATGCTGTTGGATGCACCTGTTGAACGCATCGCCATTGAAAACCCGATTATGCACAAATACGCAAAGGAACGGATCGGCGGCATCAAACAGACGCAGGTCGTTCAACCTTGGATGTTTGGACATATGGAACAGAAGGCAACGTGTCTGTGGCTCAAGAACTTGCCACCCCTAACGCCGACCAACAACGTCAAGGAAGCAATGCTAACCTTGCCTGACAATCAGCGACAACGGCTGCATTATCTACCGCCCAGCGCGGACAGATGGAAACTACGCAGCACGACCTATAAAGGCATTGCCCAGGCAATGGCTGAACAATGGGGAGGCGACCATGCCTAGGGGCGTCCCTGAACCGTGGGATGAAGAAATGTTGGCCCGTGCCGCTGGCATGAAACGGGCTGGCATACCCACGGCAACCATTGCTGAACGGCTAGGCGTTAGCCTAAACTCTGTGGCAAACAGACTGTCCCGCCTAGGTGCCAGACGCAGACTAGACGGCCATGGCGGTAATATTAGGTCAAAGAATGTCTGCAACTACCGATTGGCAGCAATAGACTTGCGAGACGCATTTGATGAGGAAAGAGGCGCAAAATGAGCGACTGGGAATTGAACATGGCGCTGGACAATAACGCCAGCTTGGTGCGCCACATCGAAGCCCAAACGGCAGAGATTGAGCGGCTGCGTGATGCGTTGGCTAAGGTATGTCTGGTTAAGGACAGCCTCATGAACCCGATCCACACGATCCAAGATATGCGCCAGATCGCCCGCGCAGCCCTAGCAGGAAAGGCAGAGCAATGATTGAAGAACACATCGCCAAGCTGCGCGAACGTGAAAATATCTGTTGGAAAATGGCTGACGTTTTCCTAACATCAAAAGACGCCCACGGTCTGCATGACATGGGTGTTGAAATCCAAGGCATCCAATGGGCAATTAGGGAACTGGAAAAGTTGAAATGAGCCGCAAACGCATACGTCATGCACC